CCTAACTACTATTCAATGCTTAAGCATTGCATTAAATCAATAGGTAATTATGAGATAGTAGTGGTGGAAACAAATAGTAAATTAAAAGGTAAGGATATGATGTTACCTGCTGATTTTATTTTTCCAGAAGAAGAATTTAATTATAATAAGTTCCTTAATTACGGATTTAAGCATTTAGATAATAAAGAAAAGGTAATTATTTCTAATAACGACGTTATATATGAACCAGGCTGTATTGAGGCGTTATTTAAAGGGTTAGATACTTACGACTCTGTATCACCAGTTGAAAAATTTAGCTCAAAGAATGTTACTGGCTATACTGTCGGTGAACATGTAAAAGGGTGGTGTATTGGTTTAAATTATAAAATATATGAACAGATGGGTGAGTGGGATGAAAACTTTAAGTTCTGGTATCAAGATAATGACTATTGCAACTTTTTGAAAAAACACTCTTTCAATCACGCTCTTATAGGTAGTGCAGTAGCTAAGCATCTTTGCTCGAAAAGTCATTCATTAGTAAGTGACTTAAAAGATTTTACTAATGATCAAATTAGTACGTTAGAACGAAAGTGGGATAATAGAGTTGATTAAACAATTTCATATTATATCATAAGGATATGATTATTGATCAGCAAGTTTATAATGGCGATCTCATTCACGATCGTTTCGCGTATAAATTCTTTAGAAAAGAAGTTTCTCCATATGGTAATATTGTAGCTTTTAGAGCTCCTATGTATGTTAGTGATAATCTAATTGATCTAGAAGATACACTAGCTAATGATTATATCTTTTCAGAGGATGCAATTAATTTTTGTTGGGAGATACCCAATCTATGTCCGTTGGGAGCAGTTGCTTTTCAACGTCTCTTTAATACTACTATCGCCGGTATGTTAGGTCAACTTATTCAAAGACCTATTAACATGGATGGTGATGATATTATGGTGACTGATGAGTTTATTGGAAGTGATAGTAAAAAGCGCTCTGAAGGTAAAGTTAGTGTATCGATTACCTATAGTAAAGAAGATATTGCTCTTGGTCATACTGGTATTAATGTACAAGCTGGTAAGAAAGCTCCAGGTTTTGCTTATTCTAGTAATCTTAATGATAGTCAGATAGAGGCGTTTATGGATGCTGTAATTAAGGCGTTCGAATTAGAGGTTAAAGATCAGTGGATTGCTACAACTAAAATAATTAGTTAATGAACTTCTTTCAGCTACAAAATAAGCTATTTTATTCTAAAAAGACTAATGCCGAGTTTTTAGATTCAGAAGGTGAACAATCCTTTGCCCCGTTTATGTTTAATAGATGGTTATCCTTTTATAGTAAAGGTATGGCTTCTATTACTAATGAGACTTTAAATAGATTCGGTAGTGTTTTTCAAGATAAGCAACAGCAATATAGATTGTATTATTACTTTATTCCGAGATTAAAGTTTAAGCGCATATCTTATAATAAGAAGAGTAAAAAGGAAGAGAGTGAAGAAGATAATCTAGATATTATTGCGCGTAATAAGAATATCTCTGTAAGAGAGTTGAAGTCATATATGGATTTACAAAACACTACAAGTAAATAATTTATATGGCAATGGCATCTATTGATAATCTAGCTCCTACGCGAAGTCTAATCGACTTAACACAAGGAGGTAAGGGTGATTTTGGTTTAGACGACTACCAGCTTAGTTTCGTATTTGATGATATTCTTCTTGTAGAATACGCTGATGAGTCAGCTAACGGCGACGAAGTTATGCGTAATGGTATAGTTGTACCTACAAACGCGATGACTAAAGCATGGCGGAAAGGTAGAGTGATTCTCGCGGGACCGGATACTAAGTATGTAAAAGAAGGTGATATAGTTATTTTTCCAAATAATCTTGGTGTTACTATTTCTAATGTAGAGATTACAGGTAAGGGTAAAGTTGCAAAAGGTATCTTTCTAAACGAAGAAAGAATGTTTGGTATTTGTAAGCCAAAGAATGATAATACAGAGGTCAGCGCTTGATTCTATTCTTTTAACGAATGTAGTAGACTTAAGATTTGCGCGCAGAATACCTAAAGCGGGGTTTCCTGCTACTCGTCGTATACTCTGTACAAAATCGTATAACTTACTTAACTCTACCAATGGTAAAATTACCCTGAACTACAAACCACCAAGAGGTCCGCATAGAGTAAATGAAGCAGCTGATAATTTACTAGTAGTGTGGGATATCTTAATGCAAGATTATAGAAATATTAATATGAATCAAGCTAATCTAATAACACAATATCCGGCTGATGATTCATTTTGGAAATATTTTAATGAAAGTATATATCCCATGTCGGGGGAACAAAAACTAGCTTTTATGAACTCATGAATATAAATTTAGAAAGAGTAAATCAAAGCTTAAAGCCGTTTTTATTACAAGATATAATAATAAAAACTGATAAGAAAATTATTAAAAAGGGCAAACTTAAGCTTTTTAAAATTAAACAGTATAATATATCTCTTTCTCTTGAAATTGACGATAAGATTAAAATTTACGAAATACCCTACCCGTTTAAGATTGAAGGTTCGTTAGATAAACTTATATTTAACTACCGCCTAAGTTCCTTTATACCTGAACAATTTTCGATTTTTATTAAATTACTAGATTGTAGCTCTAAATCAAAATTTTATGACAATCTGCTTTACATATTGCCTAATAAATGAACTATGTTATAATTAGGTGTGCTAACTGGACTAATTAATAGCTTCCCTTCTGGATATGATCCTAATCCAACTCAAGTAAAGCTTCTAAAAAATATAGAACAAGCGTTCACCGATGGCTATAAGTTTGTCGTCTGTAACGCCCCTACAGGGTCAGGTAAATCTATGGTATCGAAGACTGTAGGTAATGTTGCTGGTCAATGTACTAAGGAGTATCGCGATATAGTCACGAGCTACCTAGCGTATAAACGTACACAAGGAGGTAACTATGCATACGAGGATGAGTGCAATGAAGAAAAATCGTTTGGATGCACTGCATTAACGATTACTAAAGCTTTACAGGATCAATACAAAGAGCTATTTAATGATGTTGAGGTATTAAAGGGTAAGTCGAACTATAGTTGCGTAGTAGATGAGGATTACTCGGTTGAAGTAGCGCCATGTTTACATCTACCTAAGCTTCGTGAGGAATGCTGGAGTAAAAAGTGTTGCTCGTATTACGAACAACGTAATAAGGCGTTAACTTCGCGATTCAATACTCTCAACTATAACATGTTCTTTGCATTACCTGAACATCTTAAAAAGCGTGAATATTTGATTTGTGATGAAGCGTCTGAGTTGGAAGATCAACTTGTTAAAGAATTTAGCTGTACTATTAATTTTGAGTTTCTTTATAAAAACGAAGTTGAAGTAAAACCGTTTCTAACAAAAAGTACTAACGTCGAAAAGTGGATAAATCGATTAGTTCTTTCACTTAAAGAGCGTATAGATTGGCTTAAGGATGCAATAGGTAGTACGAGTAAGGTTAAGACGAAATACCTTATTCAGAAGAAAAACGAGTTAGTAGCTCTTGGTAATTTGCATAGTAAGTTATCGCTTATTTTAGAAACATGGTATGATAGTGAATATATATTTGAGAGGGATAGTAGAGCTATTACATTTATGCCTCTCAAGGTAGACAAGCTATCGAATTATTTGTTTAAGTATGCTGATAAAGTAATTCTTATGTCAGCAACTATTATTGATCCTAAGAATTTTTGTAAGTCGTTAGGTATTGATAACTATAAGTATATTGAAGCTGAGTCAACGTTTGATGCTAAGAATGCGCCGATTTATTGCAATACTAAGGTTAAGTTAAATTACTATAACATGCAAAAGAACTTACCTAAGGTATGTAAACAAATAGCTCAAATTTGTGAGTTTCATAAAAACGAAAAAGGGATCATACATTCACAAAATAAGAGTATTACTAACTTCCTATCAGAAAATCTTACTGATCGTAGATTCTTAATACGTGAACCAGGTGTACGAAATGAGGTTATTTTAGAGCAGCATATGGAAACCGATGATCCTACAGTTCTTATATCACCGTCTATGTCTTATGGAGTTGATCTCAAGGATGATCTAGCCAGATTCCAAATTATTATTAAAGCGCCGTATTTACCTACTAAAGATAAACGTATTGAGAATCTAATGAAAGAGGATTTTGATTGGTATCAAAATAAAATGCTCTGTTCGTTAATTCAAGCTTGTGGTAGAGGTATACGATCTCATAAAGATCATTGTATAACATACATTCTTGATGCTGCTATTGTAGAAAGTATAGTAAAAAACAGACATAAGCTTCCTAAATACTATCTAGACCGATTCGCGTAATAAATATATGTAGTGCGTAACAGAGCATACCATTTCGAAATTAAGGATCTACTCACGCAGTTTGTAGCAGCGTTTGATGATACAGTTATTTCGCGTTTCGATAAAAATCGTAATGCTAAGCAGAATATTGAAGTAAGGTACGTCTTTGCTCCTAAGCAGAGAATAATGTATGATATAGTTAATAAAGCTCAAAATCTTACATTACCTGTTGTAGCGGTAAACTTAACTAGTGTTACCAGAGATGAATCTAGAGTTTTTAATAAACTAACACCTTCATATCTACCAGGTCAATTGAAGGAAGACCCTAATAAGGGTTCTAAGTTTTTAATGCCGGTACCGGTAGATCTTTCAGTGAGTATGTCAATTATGACGCGTTATATGGCTGATGCTGATCAAATTATATCAAATTTTGTACCTTACAACAATCCATATATTATTCTATCTTGGAAAGTTCCTGCTGAATTCGGCGCTGATTACGATCAGGAAATAAGGTCCGAGGTATTATGGTCAGGAGATTTAAACTACAGTACCCCTACCGATGTAAGTTATTCAGATAAATTCAGAGTAGTTATTGACACTTCGTTCACAATAAAAGGGTGGTTATTTCCTGAGGCAAAAGGTATACAAGAAACTATCTATACTATAGATAGTAATTTTATAAATGTTGATCTAGCAAATAGAATATATGACCCAGAAGGTAAAGAATTAGATTTTCTTACATACGAGCAACAAGGATATAATGCTCTATCTGCATATAATGATACAGTACCTAAAACATACACTGAGACAGTTACAATATCTGCCATCCCAGAGTTCACTAATATCTTCTATGCGACTACTGGGACCTTTAACGCTGCGCGTGGTTTAACTACTATATTAAGTAGCTACGATAATAACTTTACCCTTTATGGAAAACGATTTGACACAAGCAATAGCTATTACCTTTCTTCAAATGTAGATAGCTTCCATACTAATTACCAGGAAATTACATCCGCGCAATCACCCACTATATCAGGGTATAAGCTCGATAATCATTTCTACTCTACAGGTAATGATAACATTGTTAACCTGTTTTTCCCTGCCTCGTCACTGTCAAATTCCGGTGACTTTACTATTATAACAGCAAACGAAGCAGGATGGGCTACTACATATCAAGCCCAGTCATCAATTATTAGAATTTAAAGATTCTTAATAATGCTTTGCGCAGTATGAATTTCGTTAAATTCATCGTACGGGCATTCATGAACTGCGCCGGTAAAGTTGTAATCATAAAGATAACTATCTATATGTCCTTTAGGAAACTCTGTTTTCGGTAGTACGTTTTTATGCATATCATAGCCAAAGATTTTAGGTGAAGTACCTACCCAGACTACTGTTGATGGCTTATTGAGAGCTGCAGCTGCATGCTGTAAAGACGAATCAATAAGTAATCTTTTATCAGAAAAATTAATAAGATTAAAAAGTTCCTTTTTAGATACCTGTTTTTCGAATCTAATAGCTCCTTCTAGCTTTGGATGAAAGTCATAACAAACATGCAAGATCATATATTTCTCTTTTAGTTTATTTACTATCTCTTGAGCTACAGGTGGTGGAATATCACGAACCCAGGAGTATGGGTGCTGTTGGTGCTCTTTACCCGGACCACCAAACGGCTGAAAAAGTAGTAATGGTTTGGTTTTCTGCAAAGACGCGAGCTGAGGGTCAATTAAGTCTTTCTCTCTCAAATTAAAGTGTATATAAGGCTTTTCGCTGTTATACTTAACACCTATCATATCGCACCACGATTTAATAAGATGCGTTTTTTTAGTAATATGACTTGTTTGTTTATAAGGCTCTTGCGCGAACACCTCTACATCTTTACCATGTATATAATCTTGATAAAAATAAGGTACGTTACCTAACCTAAAAACACGATGAATATCTTTATTATTGAGATATACTTCTGGCCACGCACAAACAACAATAATCTTCCGATCCGGATTTTGTTTTTTATACGCTCTAACCACCGCGGTGGAGGCTACGTGCTTACCTATACCCCCTTCAATATGAAAAATAGCGTGCTTCGACATTACTATAATTTAATAGCAAAATCGAAATTTTCAACTAAAGTTTATGTGCAGCATGATATTCTTAAGAGTCCCCCACTATGCCAAATACCTCCACTAACTAATGGATCAGATGTCGGTAAGCATTGTAGAGTCAAACTTCCACCAACAGTAAGATTACCGGTAATAGTAAGTGATTTAGCACCAGCTATATTTACATTATTACTTATAGTAGTAACTCCGCAGATACCACTACCGCAAACAGTCAGATCACCGTTGACTATTACTGCAGTACCCGATTCAGAAATAATCGAGTCCTGAACCGTACCATCTGTACCGATGAATTTTGGCACTTTATTATTACCTACACTCGTTCCACAATAAGCTACTAATTTACCTCCCCAAACCTTACTATCAATTTCATCCGTCCCTAATGTATTATCACTATCTCTAATTATAACAGAATTATCTTCCTTTTCGGGTAGATTACTCATTTCAACTGTACAACCTCCTATAGTTATCGTATCATCAGCAGCATCTCCTAAAATCGTATTACCCCTTACATTTAAATCACTACATATATCAACTCCCCCATAAGCAGATAACGGGACATTGGTATGTATATAGTTAGCACCTCCACCTGCCACTGTTAAACTACCACATACCCGGGTATCGCCAGCTGCTGAAAGACCTGCAAAGTTAACATTACTACACGTGTGTAACCCTAAATCTAAAGATGAGCAGTTACCTGCACCGGTAAATGCTAAGTATCCTTGACTCGGTACACTAATACCGCAAACATATCGCCCGTCGTTTTGTGAAGTTAAAGCCGTAAATACAGAACTAACTGCTATCTGTCTAGTCTCTGTAGATTGAATTAATGGGGTTAATTCATTACCCACGAGTGTACTAGCTGGAGTTAATTCGGTTATTTTAATACCCATATAGATATTTATTGCAATTGATGTAAATTACATTAAAATATAATTGTGAGAATTAAATTTGATGAAAAATCTCATACCTATACGCATACTGAAACAAAAGAAAAATTTATTTCAGTTACAACGTTATTAGGTAAGTATAAAAAACCCTTTGATAAAGAATTTCACGCTAGGCGAGTAGCTAATCGTGAAGGGGTGCCGATTGAAATGGTACTTGAGATGTGGGAAAATGAGAAGAATAAAGCTTGTGATAGAGGTACTAATATTCACAAGCTTCTCGAAGACTATATTGAATATGGTGAAGTGAATGATACATTTAGTTGGTTGTATAAATCATATGATAAATCAGTCGAATGGCATGTTGATAGTTTTAATAAGATACTAAGCGAGAGTGTTTTATATAATGAAGAGTTTAAGATAGCTGGAATGGCTGATCTAATATACGAACACAAAAACGATGAATTTACTGTAGGTGATTTTAAAACAAATAAAAAGTTTAGATTTAGTTCTCCATTTGGTGAGCGAATGCTAGAACCGGTTGATCATCTACATAATTGCGAGTTTAACGTATACGCGTTGCAGTTATCAATGTATGCGTATATGTACGAGAAGCAAACAGGTAAAAAATGTAGAAAGTGTGTTATATTTTATTTAAAGGATGATGCGTTTAGAGTATACCATGTAAACTATTTAAAATCAGATATTGAGGCTTTACTTAACTACCATAAAATAAATACCTTAAATGGCTAAGTTATCAAAGAAATTCAATGAAAAGGTAGAGCGTCTGTATGATTGTCTTTACGAAATTAAAAGTATCGTTTATGAGGATGAGGATGATTGTGAGTTAGAAGAACTTTTAGATGGATTTACCGAGCAAATAGAATATTCTATATCTGATGGTGATATAAATCTAGAACAAATTATATCTCATATAAAACAAATAGAATAATGAAAGCAGTAATAGTAGGTAAAGGTTATGTTGGTAATAATATCTTCAATCAGTTAACTCAAAATGATTTTTTTGAAACTGTTGAGCTTTTTAGTAGATCAGAGTTAGATTATTCTGATCCATTCGAGCTAAGACGGGTCGTTGATAGAGATACGGTTGTAATTAATGCAGCTGGATTTACAGGAAGACCTAATGTTGATGAGGGTGAAATTAAGAAAGAGCTTTGCTGGGATTTAAATGTAAAATTGCCTCTTACTCTTAATAAGGTTTGTAGGGATATAGGTGCATCGATTATTCATATTACTTCTGGTTGTATCTTTACGGGGTATGAAAAAGATTGGGAAGAAAGTGATGTGCCTAATTTCGGAATGTTTAGCAATGATTCTTCCTTCTATAGTAAATCAAAACATGCCTTTGAGAGTATCTCTGACTATGGATTACATTTAAGAGTGAGAATGCCTTTCTGTGATACTTTACATGAGAGATCTTTTCTAACTAAAATCCTTAATTACGATAATTTAGTTAATACTATTAATTCTAAAACTTATGTACCTGAGTTATGTCGTTTTATTGAGCACTATATTACCGAAGGTTACGACGGCTATGAGACCATTAACTTCTGCAATAGAGATCCTCTTAGTACAGAAGAGATTGTAGATATGATGAAAGAGCGTGGTATACAAAACGATAATTGGAATTGGGAGAATTGGGATAAGATTCCAATTAAAGCTAATAGGTCTAATTGTGTATTGGATACAACAAAAGTAGTTGAGCAGTACGAATTTAATATTATCTCTGAGCATGAAGCGTTATCAAAATCACTTGATAAAATTGCTGATCAGTATTAATATATACGATGAGTGAGACGTATCTTGTTACTGGGGGTTGTGGATTTATAGGTTCTTACGTTATTGAAGAGCTTCTAAGAGATAAAGACGCTGATATAAAGGTTATATGTGTTGATAAGATGGGAGTAGGTTCCGATCTTAAACACATTCCTATTAAAGATAAAAGATTAAAGCATGTAGTGAGAGATATAACGAGCTCTAACTTTACGGAGTTTTTAGGGAAGGTAGATTATATTTTACATCTAGCAGCTGAATCTCATGTAGATAGATCTATTTCTAATCCTCTATCATTTGTTGATAGTAATGTAATAGGTACAGCAAATGTACTTGAACTATGCAGGCAAGAAGGAGCTAGAATGGTTCACGTCTCAACTGATGAAGTATACGGACATTTACAGCTAGACGAGGAACCCTTTACTGAAGAGCATCCTCTTAAGCCTCGATCACCTTACTCCGCATCTAAAGCTAGCTCCGATCTACTAGTACAATCATACATTACAACATTCGGGATTAATGCATCTATAACAAGGTGCTGTAATAACTATGGACCTAAACAACATAATGAGAAACTGATACCAACAGTTATAAGATCTCTAACTCAAGGTCAATACATTCCGGTCTATGGTAAAGAGATAATATTCGCGAATGGATTCACGCTCGTGATCATGCTAAAGCTATTATAGAAGTACTACATAAGAAAGATGCTGCAGAGCTGTATAACATACCTGGTAGTGCAGAGTTTACTAATTTAGAGTTAATTGATCAAATTATTGAAACTGTAGTAGATAAAGAACCACGATATAGGAGACAGGATTATATTAAGTTTGTTGAAGATAGAGCAGGTCATGACTTTAAGTATGCTATATCAACAAAGCATAATTTAGACGCTGTAGCTAATCAGCAAAAGTTTGATTTATCTGAGACAGTTGATTACTACTTAAACAAGTATCTAAAGCACGCAGAATTATTTTAGAATAGGTACTTGAGTATAAGCTGATCATCAGTTAGCGCTTCTTCTTCGTCGCTATCAGTTTCAGAACTATCATCTAAACCTTCTTCATACTCCTCGTAGTAAGAATATATATCATCCTCATCAGCCTCATAACTTACGGTAGCATTACCCGATGAACTTTGAACAACTTCATACTTTTCTTTAATATCAGATAAGATAAGTTTTTTAAGTAGCTTAGCATCTGTATCTGTTTTCGATCGCTCTAAAAAGTTCTTAACTTCATTACTAGTAAACTTACCTTTAAGATCAAGTATTGGATCATTAAATAACCCCCAAATATGAATAGGTAAATATTTTCTTGT